ACTGTAGCCAAGATCATAAATATGTAAAGCGCTTATAATTTTAATCAAACTTGAACTTTTCTTTGCTCCCACAATGCGATGCCGAACTTTATTACGCGCCAGTGCTGTAGATATTTGGCTAACCAACTCTTGTCGGTGGGCGATGGCGATGGATGCTCCTGGTTCATCGTGCAATATTTTCGAAAATAAAACTGTCTTACCCCCGCCAGTGGGTGCAACCGCCATGACGTTCGCAGCCCCATCGTCCCATGCGGCGTATATTTTCCGCTCAAGTTCCGGTTGAAACCCTCTAAGTTCGATCATGTTTGAGTATCTTGTAATAAATTGACTTTTTCGCAGGAAATCCCAAGCTTAATAGCTGCAAATCATTATTTAGAAGCGCTTTGGCTATCAATCGGTACGATGGCACCAACCCTTCCGATTCAAGCTCTTCCGGTGCGCTATCTGGAATATCTTCCGGGTAACCTTTCAACTTCCATCCTTCAATGTACTCTGTGACTCTATCCATTCAATCAATACCTTTTCCGCAGCATTATTTGCCGCATTTTGTTGTTGTGGTGTAAGTAGCATGAACCCTGACTTAAACTTCCGTGGTAACCCTGTTTCAATGCACATTGATGCTTGCCCGAGCCATGCAATTCTATTTATGTTTGGGTTAGTCAGAAACTGTTCGCACGATACCGGCCACAAAACAATGACTCTATACATTGCGAGGGTGAACCGCTCAATATTAGATAGAAATTCCTGGTACATTGAGCGTCCGTAATCCATATCAATATCCGACTTTGTGGCGTACATTCCCGCGTGATAGCATTCCCAATTCCAATATGGGTGATATATTTGCTTAATCTTCTTCATAGCCCTCTTCAGCTTCCCAACTATCCGAGAAATCTCTATTCGCAAATAATGCCGCTACACCGGTAATTTGCTTTAATCTCAGCAACTCATCGGCAGACATCCCGATATGTTTGCAAATCCAAGCATCGCCTTTGCCCATTTCAACCAGTTCTGAAACGATGGTACTCATCAACTCGATATTATGAGAACCACGCGCCCGATTGTGGCGTATTGTGGAGGCCATCCGATCCGATATAGCCTTATCCAAAACGACCACGGGTAAAATACCTTTTTCACGTTCATAAATCCGCTTGCTATTTTTTAGTGTGAGATATCTATGGAAGCCATCGACAACGATGTATGTATCGGTTTCTTTGTCATACACCGTTACGACAGGTTGCGTGTAACCATCTTCCCATATTGAGGTTTCAAGCAATTCCATTTCGGGAGGCGCTACTGAGTTGGGATTATAGTCGTTAGCTTTAACCTTTTCGATCGGCACACCTATAACCCCATAGACAGGGCTTTTCCACTCAATAGGGTATGATCTGTCGGCACCGTGTAGTTCATTACCTTTAAGTGGAGGATTGAATACGCAGATCAGTACGGTATCTTTGATAGCCATGAAAATATGCTTATCATGTTTATCTAACGCATACAGGGTGCCTGGTGTAATCGAATGCTCTTCGGCAGTAGCCATATCCCCGAGCGTACCTTCCCCCTCCACACAAAAGCACGCTTCCAGGTGATGTTTGTAATGCCAGATATGCGGGTTTCCTGCGGGTATGAATGTTCTGGTCACAGAAAAGCCCATTTGATCGGATTCGAGCAGGTAGCGTGCGCTTATAAAACCGCCGTCTGGGCAGTGTACTTTTGGAACATCTTCTAATTTTATAACTTTCATAATTTTTTGTATTTCTCCATAATTTCGCGTTGACGTATGGCCTGCTCTTTTGTTGGAGCAAAGCCCATGTATTTGCAAGTGTGATCGTTTTTGAGGATGGTTAGGGCAAAGCGCTTCCAGCTTGCAACATCTGAATTATGACAACTCAAGAAGTCAGTGTGATCCGGGTAAAACGGAATTCGCACCCTCAATTTATCTTTACGCCCATGGGGACTAAGGCCGTTGGTATGAATTCGTACTTCTGAGGCTTGCAGTTCTTCTAGCGTTTTGTCCGATACCGTCTGCCCCACCCTAGCCCAGTATTTTATTGATTGGGCAAAACGCATCTTAAAATTCTCAGAAACTTCCTTCGGCAGTGTTGCAAGAAGGAATTTCACAAAGCTTTTCCAGGTGTGCCCTGGTGGCAGCTTCATGCTTCTATAATTAAGCTGTTTGCCGTAAGTTGCGATGAAGTTTGCACCTTGCACCCTTGCGCAAAGTCTAGCCCAAGTGTGCGGATCAATAACCCGATAAAGTCCTAAGCTTGACTTCGATTCGCTCATAAATGGGGATGCAACTCTCATTTTGTGAACAGGAACACCCGCTTTGTAAAAGATATCGTAAAGCGTGTTATATTCCCAATCGAACTTGGCAGTAGCCGTCCAAATATCCTCAGTACGCCAGTCATAAATCGGGTAACAGTTGTAGACAAAGTCGGTATTCTTCTTAGTCCATCGCTGTCCGTGAAGCGATACTTTATCCTCGTTCATAATAGCCCGATACCGATTCAAACTTTCAGAGGTTCTGATACCAATTAAACATGCGCAGCTTTTCCCTTGAGCATACCAATCGCCGAACTGATCCCAAAACTCATCGTATTGCATATCTTCGTGGAAAAAATCAAATTTATGGTTGCCAATATGAACGATGTAATCTTCTTTCGGTAAAGGGCGTATCCAACGCTCTTTATCACGCTCACCCCAACATTGCCACTCGAAAGCATAGCTGCTAATGGTGCAAGGTAGCGTAATCGGTAAGCAGCACCAGTAGATATCAAGCAAATCCCGATTCTTTTGTAGGATCGAATGCATAAATGTCAACGATTGCTCATAATTTGCTTCATTGTCCAAGATCATCAATCCGATTTTTTCTGTAATCCCATGCTTTCGCATATAATCAATCACAAGATTGAGCATCACACCACTATCTTTGCCACCAGAGAACGACAGATAAATTCTCTCGAAATTATCAAAAATGAATTTGATGCGATCCTGCGAAGCATCGTATACATTCTTTTCTTTATAAACTCTTTTCATATTAAACTTTCCTATTGACGGAAGTGTTATTATGATGGATAATTCGGTTTCAGTCAACTAAAAGGAGTAAAAAATGTTTCTAAAATTAACAGCGTCTGATGGTGATGCGATATTTATACGATCTGATAGTATTGTGTTTATGTATCGAAAATCGGAAAACTTGACGCATATACAAATTAATAAAAATACCGAACAAATTTTGGAGATGATTAAAAATGCTTGAACTTAAATTTGATGTAACGATGCTCAGCACAGAACAGCGTCAAGACTTGGCAAGTTTTATACTGGGGTTTCCTGGAAAAATCTCAGAGCCTCTGACTGGGGTTGGTAATATCGAAGTACACGACTTTTCCCCCGAACCCTCCCCTTTACCCGAAGGGGCGTCCGTTGCCCCTATATCTGCGGGTGTCGAAGTGTCCTCGATTGCCCCCGAGGTTATTCCGGAGACTACTTCGATCAATCCAATCGCGAATATACCACCTGTTCCGCAAAGCGCGAACGCGGCGGTGCCTGCTGTACTCCCGCAAGCCAACCTTGTGGAGCTAGATAGCGAGGGTTTGCCGTGGGACGGCCGGATACACTCTTCATCACACGCTAAAATTGCGAACGGTGCTTGGAAACTTATCAGGGGTAGTGATCCTGCAATAGTTGATGCGGTTAAAAATGAACTGCGGGCATTGATGGCTACACCAGCAATAGTTGTTCCGAAAATACCTACACCTCCGGCGCCTCCGATAGTCAGTGAAATAATTGCCGCCACTCCACCGGCGCCCGCATCACACTACCTGATGACACCGATACGTCATGGCTTTGTGGATTTTATTGAGGATATCACAAAGCTGCTGGTGTCAAAAAAACTCGCGCAGCCTGAAATTATTAAAGTGTGTAATGACGCTGGCGTTGCGGCCCCAAATCTGCTGGCTGCACGTCAAGATTTGATCCCGCAAGTGGCTAAAGCTCTTGATACGATTGTAGCGAGTCGGATATGAGCACGCACAGCTTTCTAGCCCCATCCGGTGCGAAGGCTTGGTCAGTTTGTGCTATGTGGCCGAGCATGAACGAGGCGTATCCACAAGATGACACTATTGAGAGTCTCGAAGGTACGGCGGCTCACTGGGTATGGGAGCAAATGCTTGGTAGATTACCTGTAAAAGTAGGGGATGTTGCACCGAACGGGCATATTGTCACCCAGGAAATGATTGAGGGTGCTGAGTTGTATTTGAGCGTTTTGCCTGATGTAGGGTATGAGTTCCTGGTTATCGAAACCCCCGTGGCGATTCAATCAGTACACCCGAATTGCTATGGCACGCCAGATACCTGGTACTACCACCAGGCTACAAAAACCATCATGCTATTTGACTACAAATTCGGGCATCGATTTGTGGATGAGTATGAGAACTTGCAGTGCATTATGTATGCCGAAGGGATCATACATCGACTGGCATTAATGTATAAAGTTGAACCGGGAGTGTTGGATCAGCAAATTAATGTAGTCATAACCATCGTACAGCCTCGCTGTTATTACAAAGGCGAATCGGTGCGTTCGTGGGAACTACGCGGATCGGATGTGCGCGGTTATATCAACAAACTGGCAGCAGCGGCTGAACGTGCGATGTCACCCGATCCGGTGGCAACCACAAATGAAGAAGCTTGTCGGAATTGCCCGGGTCGACATGCGTGTCCTGCATTACAATTGGGTGCATACAGCGATTTGCAATACAGCACCCAATCCTCACCGGTTGAATTACCACTCGCGGCCGCATCCCTCGAACTCAAAATGATGGAAAACGGCCTAGCACGCCTACAAGCGCGAGTTGAAGGGATGCGCGAGTTTGTGGCATTCAGACTCAAGCAAGGTGAATATTCCGCATATTATCGATTGCAAGATAGTTACGGCCGACGAACCTGGAACAAGCCTGACGAAGAGGTCTTAGCGATCGGCGAATTGTTTGAAAAAGACCTTTCAAAACGCTCAGTTGTAACGCCAACGCAAGCTTTAAAAATTGGTATTGACGAGGCTGTTATTATGGCGTACTCTTACATTCCAAAGGGCGAACCGAAGCTCGTGGTGAATGACCCTAACGATGCAGCAAAAATTTTTAATAAGGAGTAGTAGAGATGGAATACATAATGATAATTGATGAAAACGAGGCCATCAAAGCCGTTGAACAGGATGGATATGCTTTGCAATATGTACGGGATCAAACTGAGGCCATATGCCTCAAAGCCGTTGAACAGAATGGATATGCTTTGCGGTATGTACAGGATCAAACTGAGGCCATATGCCTTAAAGCAGTTGAACAGAATGGAGATGCGTTGCGGTATGTACAGGATCAAACTGAGGCCATATGCATCAAAGCAGTTGAACAGAATGGAGATGCGTTGCGGTATGTACGGGATCAGGATTTTTTTAATAAACTAAACATCAAGGAGTAGTAGAGATGGAATCAATTAAGTTTCCGGTAGGTAGAATTGTCAGCGGATCATTGTATCGGCTGAATGATCGCAACATGGATGGGGAATTACTCACATATAAAACTGGGGCAAAGATCGGTCAGCAACGCTATTCGGTATTTTTCGCAGTAGCGATCGAAAAGAACCCAGGCGAAACACATTTTGCCCAAACAGTATGGGGTAAAAAGCTTTGGGCTATCGGCCATGCTGCTCATCCTACCGCCGCACAAAGTCGTGATTATGCATGGAAAGTTATCGACGGCGATAGCACGGAAGTTAATACCGAAGGTGTAGCACCATGCCAGCGCGAAGGGTGGGCTGGGCATTGGATTGTAAAATTTAACAATTCCGAAATTCCGCGCATTGGGCAGTGGATCAACGGTAAGTATGAAGATTTGCTACAAGCTGACTTTGTTAAACCTGGGTATTTTATTGAAGTTGTGGCTGATGTTGAGGGTAATGGTACGGCTAAAACTCCAGGCCTGTACATTAATCACAAACTGGTGTGCTTTCGTGCTTATGGTCAAGAAATCGTATTCGGACCTGATCCAGAAAAGGCTGGGTTCGGTGGGGATCCCCTACCCGAAGGAGCCTCGACCGCCCCGATTGCAGCACCGGCCGCTGCGATACCACCGCTACCAAGTGCACCAGCACCGGCCGCTGCGATACCACCGCTACCAAGTGCACCAGCACCGGCCGCTGCGATACCACCGCTACCAAGTGCACCAGCACCAGCACCAAAACTGCTGACAGCTAAAGCAAGAGGTGCAACTT